GTCTAGGGTTTTGACTCGCTAGAGATTTTTACCCCCTACCCCCCAGCGACCATCTTCTTTAGCTGTCTTCTTGCTGTGACAACTTTTACTTAGTGCTTGCCAGTTGTTTCTATCCCAGAACAACTTCATGTTGCCCTTGTGCGGGATGATGTGATCAACATCAGTCGCTGGCACAACACGCAGTAAGCCTGCCTGGCACTCTGTGCACATACAAAGCGGGTTTTCTCGCAGGTACTGTGCGCGTGCTTGCTGCCACTTGTAACCATAGCCGCGTTGGTTAGATGTTTCTCGTTGTTGCTCGACCTTCTGTTGAACGGCTCGCTTATGTGCGAGGCAATAGCCACCAGCATCACGCACAAGTGCACTACAACCGTAATGTCTACAGGGCTTGGCTGCTGCTATTGGCATTAAAAAACCCGCATCCTTTCGGGCTGCGGGTTTATTGAAGTGACACTGAAACACATTTTCGCAGATTTAACCCTATTTTGTAGTGTGCTGTCAAATACTATTTTCATAACAACCTTACGCCACATGCTTCGTCGTTCAGCCAATCCATGATTTTGCTATGCGCCACATCTATTCGCGCATAGATGGTAACGCGGTGGCAATGTAATTCTTTTGCCATTTGTTCTATTGTGCCAACGCGCAAATAAAACACTTGAACAGTATCTTTTAAAGAGTCTGGTAGCGACTGGATTGCTTTTTCGACTAGCCAGGCATCCTCATCAAAATTGGGTGAATGAAAGCCGTTGCCAGAGCGTTCGATCAAACGAGTATAGGAACATTCCCGAGGGTAGCCTAAGCCGCCTTGCATGCGTTGCAATGACCATGTGGCCCAATGATTGAGCCGATTATTAATGTACGTGTTAAATGCCAAGATGTTTGCCCTTTCCCAAAACTTTTTTAACTAACCATTGAATTCTGCGCCGTTTATGTTTTCGGGCGATTTCAGCTTTGCGCTTTTCCTTTTCCCGCAAGCGCCTAAGTGCATCAATACAATTGGCCGGATCGCCATAAAACATTTTTGGCAAATCGGCACTCATGAGAGGTTCCTCACCTTCCCCACCTTTTCAAAAGGTGCGGAAGGCTGTAAGCCAATAAATACGCCAGGGTTCCTAACCTTCCTAACCTTCCTAACGTAAATGAGGTCATGCGCGCACGCGCGTATATGCGCGGGTGTGCGTGCCTGCGCTCGTGTGTACGCGGGAGGAAAAAAGGTTAGGAAGGTTAGGAAGGTTAGGAACCCTGAGCGTTGGCGCGGGTTACAGCCTTCCCCACCTTGCCCTACGTTCCCCACCTTTGGGCTAAAATGGCTCATTGTCATCCTCCTTTTTAACAGGCAGGTCACTCAGCTTTTTGTCCGGTTTCTGTGGCGGACTGTACCAATAGCGAATCATGCCGTTACGTTTTTCGACTCTCTTGCAGCCGAGTTTCTTGAGCGCATAACCCACCCGGGTTTGCAAATCCTTTGTCAATTTGGATGCATCTACTTTTAAACCATCAATGGCGGCAGTGGCCAGGGAGAAATCACGGTATTGGTCATCTACCCAGTCGTGCAAGATGTCGACCAGTGAATCCTGTTGTTCGCGTTTTAGCTGCTCAGGATCGAAAATAACGCGCTGCTCATCGCTGATCGGATGAAAACGTTCACCGCTATCAAACAATGCCAAAGCCTCGGCAAAGAGCTGCTCACGCGCATCTTTTAAGCCCTGAATATTAATCTCACTCAAAATCTGAATTGGCCAAAAACGACGACCGCCTGTTGGGTCTTTATTCCAACCCAGTTCCTCGTTAGTCGTGCCAGCAAACACCACCTGGCGCGGGCATTTAATTTCGCGCGTCCCGTAGACGGGTCGAAACTCATCAATCCGGCGCGAAATAAAACTCTTTTGTTTAGATGATTCGTGTTTGGCCAAACTGCCCAATTCCTGAAACTCATACAGCCATTTGCCGCGAATCGCAGTCATGGAATCTTTGTTATCAAGGTTGATGTCCGTATCACCAAAGTACGCACCACCCAGAATACTGAGCGTAGTGCTTTTCAAGCGGCCTTGCGAACCTTCCAGCACTAGGCAATAGTCAAACTTTTCACCCGGACGCATCACGCGCGCCACCATACCCATTAAAAACCAGCGCGCCACACGCCAGGAGTATTCTGTTTTGGGTACACCCAGATAATCTGATAACCAATCATCCACACGGCTAATGCCATCCCATTTCAGGCTGCGCAACCAATCGCGCACGGGGTGATAACTGTTTTCTCTCGCAATGACTTCGATTGCCTCTTTAATCAACACCGAGGACGGCGTAAACCTGAATTTGCGGCTCAATTCCATGGCGGTGCGGGAATCGTCGGTTGTAGTCCATTCGCCAATTTCTGCGTGCGCATAGGGGGGCAATGCGCATTTATCCACCGCCATGGTGAAATCGTTAAATTTGATCACGCCCTGCCACTCGGGCGAATTGGCTAAACAATCGTGCACGTTTGCCAGGCAGTTCACCAGTTCGCCATTTTTGCGGATCAGGTGAAATTCCCAGCCGTCTTCCGGCTTGAATTCAGGCACTACAGGCTCAACTGGTGGATCGGCCTCGATACGCTCACCACGCCCTTTGCGTACCTTTTGCTCTTGCTCTGTCCCAATGCCTTTGCCGGCATTGGCAAACACATAATCTGTGACGCGCTTTTCGTCCCAATGATGCAATTCGGCAATGGCTGGGCCGAAGTTTTCTGGCAAATCAGGCTGATCAAACGGATTCACGATCCCCAATATTTTGCAATTAAAACCCAATAGGATTTTTTCAAGCTTAAGTGCAGCGACCCAGTTCGATTGCTTTTCGCGTGGCAGAATCGCGCCACCTGTTTCATCGTCACGCCGCACCTTGGCGCGATCCCGCGACAGAGTTGGCCAGATAACAATATTTTGCTCACGCAATACTGACCAATCGACCTCATCTATTTTGCGAATACCGCCCGGCCATGATACAAAGCGTGCCCAAGGAATTAACTTCTTGCCCGCTTCAGCTTCGTTTTCATCAAAGACAATCACTACCCAGCTTGAATTATCTTCGATGCTTTCGCTCAGCTGCTCAAGGCCGTATAGCGGCCTATAGCGCGCAAATTGAATCCAGCGCCAACCGTGCATACCGTCCTGATCGGCGCACCAGGTCATTGGCATGTGCACCGCTTCGCCGCTTGAAGTTAAAAAGCGCGCCGTATAGCCCAATAACTGATTTTGTTGATCATAATAGATAAACGCACGCAGCGGCTCCCCGCGCGTGTTATGCCGCAAGCGGGCGGCTGGCGCATCTGCGGGGACGGGGGTAATCGGCGACCAGACAGCGCGCGGCTTATCCATTAGCCCCCCCCCGTTTCAGTGCCCAACGTGCTTTAACTTGCAATAACAGCGAGGCGTGAAAATCAGCAGGCTTGCGCGCCTTGATTCGCTCTAGCCAACCCACGCGGTTTTGTTTGAGCGGAATGCTCACGATATAGCGCGCTGTACAGCACACCCTTGAAAAATCATGCACGCCAGAATCGGCAACACACAAAGCGCATGCGTCAATGCCTGTGGTCATTTTTCGCACCGGATATCGGTTGAAGAAAACGCGGGGAAAAAGCGATTGCGAATGATTGAGCCGGTCCACACTTCGCCATCTTTGGCCAGACTGGCACGCGAACGATTGCGGTGCACCGGGAAGCTGATACCGTCGGGCACCTGCATATAAATCATATTCATCACCACGCCCTGGCGAATCGCGGCCCACGCTTTACCCTCGGGAAAATCATAGGGCAAAGGGAAACTTACAATGCTGTCATCTATCATAATTTTTCCGGCCTGCAATACACGCGATACGTCAACGCCAGCAGCTCGTGCACCGTGCGATGAATATCTTGCCCGATACGATCCAGAGCGGCGCGTTCGACTTTATCGATTTCGCGGTCTTTGATGTACTCGCGAAACTTACCGGACAGCTCGCCTATTTCCTGATACAACAAATTAAACTCATCCAGCAGCTCATCGTTGCCTACCTCGTTACCCTCGGGCAGCGCAATGAAAAAACCTCCCGCATCACGCGCCACACCTTCGGCAAATAATGTGGTGACAGAAAATGCCTGTATCTGTTCGGCCAGGTGCACCGAGATACACTGCCCTTTACGTTCGTAGACACGATTTTCTAACCCCATTTTCGACAAACCGCACGCCGCAGCCATCGCCTCCCAGCCGCCCGGATAAGCGCGGATCATTGCCAGATAATCATTTCGATTTGCCACAGAAACCCCTTTTTACTTGTGGTTACGCGGTTTTATTAACCGCTCTAGACTGCCCTGATGAAAAATACGATTCCTTACCCCTTAAAGCCAAACAAAAAAAATCCCGCCCGGAAAGGGGAAGCCGGACGGGACCAACCGCAGCAGCGCGGGCTTCTTCCAGGGAGGAGAGAAGAATTGAGGGGCGCATCAAGCGGGCTCCTGTTGTTTGGTTGGTTCTGGATTTTTACCAAAAATATCGGGCCGCAATTTGGAACGCGGAATACCGGTAATGCGTTCCACATCAAGTGCGCGCGCTATAGGTACACGATGCCATTGGCTAACAGCACCTTTACTAATCTTGAGTTTATATGCGAGTTGGCTTACACCGCCCCCCGCCTCGATTATTATTTCAATTGGAGTTTTCATGCTAAACAGTTTAAATCGGCTTAACATTAAAAGTCAAGCGCATCTAAACTATAATTGCTTGGGGGCGCTATACAATCCCAGCATGAGTATTGGAGTGCGAGTGAGGCAATTAAGAGAATCACATAATCTTTCCGGTGAAAAATTCGGAGAGCTTTGTGGCGTTTCAAAAGGGGCGGTATCACAATGGGAAAATGACACTCAAACCCCTCCAATAGACAAGTTGTTATTATTGAAAACGCATAAGAAATTTTCTGATATTTCTTTAAATTGGATTTACACCGGTGAAATTTCCAAAGCAGATATGATTGCGCAAAGTTTGGGCGTTAAGGAAAGAGCTCAATGGTACAGAATCGGGAATTCGCTTTCTGAATCAGACGATGGAACAAACGGTAACCAATAACGTGATCCAGTTACAAATTCAACTGAAATTTAACTTTGACAAGGAATGATATGAAAAAATTATTAATAATTGCACTGCTGACATGCTCAACTAATTGTTTTTCTGAAGAATTAACAGTTCAAAATATTAGTGATATTACAGGAAAATCAAAAAATCAAATATTTTCAGCAACTAAAATATGGATTGCTGAAAACTTTAAATCAGCTAAATCCGTAATTGAAAATGAAGATAAAGAGGCTGGTACCATCATTGGAAATGCAAACATAAAATACCCCTGCGATGGTGTATTTTCTTGCATGTCCAAAGGGGACTGGAAATTAGAGTTCACCATGAAAATAGATACCAAAGAACAAAAGCTGCGCATTACTTTTTTTAATTTAAATAAATCATGGCCCCCTTCAGCTGGCTATCCTGCTGCCAAATACCCCGTAAAGGAAGATGAAATGGAAGTTATAAAACCAGCATTAATTGCCCTTTCTGATTCGCTTTCCGACTCTGTTATAAAACAAAAAATATATGATAACTGGTAATTTCACTCAAACATGAAAACAAATAATCCGTTCGATAAGAAGCTAAAAATCACTAATGATATTCCCGATGAAATCAGAGGTGCGCTTACACAAACAGCAGGCACGCTCGAACTTAGCTGGGATATGGCCCAAGCCATATTCGAGGAGCGTGCCACACCGGAAATTGCTATTGCTATTTATGATTTGGTGCTGGAGACAAAAGCCCGCAATGGCAGGGAGTAAATTCACTATCGTATAGAAAGCGAATTAAGCCGTGCCCGCAGCCGTCATCTTCTTTTTTGTTTTCTAAAAACTCAATTCGCCATTTTGTGCGCAACGAATTAAATTCCTCCCGTGTAAGATCGCCGTATCTGTTTCGCATCAGGCTAATAAGCTCATCTTTGTCCACAATTTCCATTACATTTCCTTTGTAAATTAAACCGCAGGACGTCCCTGCAATAATTATTATACATAAAGTTTAGATTTGCTTGACAATTAATGTTAAGTAAATCTATACTTCTCCCGTCGCAAACGTCTGCACTCAAAAACGGGAGGCACTATGCAAGCCAATTTAGCCAACGATTACTTACTCCAAGCCTATGGAAAATCAGGCTTGCGTCGTCTTGGCATTGGTTTGCAAAAGGCCATCGAAACCCCGGCAATCTCAATTTCGTTGCGCGCTACGGCGCGGGCGATACAAAGAGCAACAACCGCTACAGCCCCAGGCGCAGGTGGGATGAAACAGCGTCAGTCTGATACGTGATCCTCCTTGGAATTGTAATAACGGGGTCAGACCGAATCGCTGGTGCGTCAGTCCGGCACTTTTTAGAGGGAGAAAATAGAAATGGATATTAAATATTACAAACCTGTCACGCAATCAATCACACTGGACCCCAGCTTCCCTGAATGCATGTCTATTCGGATATCGCATTGGGCCCAACAAGATCGAAATAATGTTTCATCGGTTATCACTATGCATACGGGCGCATGCAATATTCAGGTCAACATCACTCCTGACGAAGCCCGCCGCCTCGCCGCAAAGCTGCTCGATCACGCAGCCGACGTTGACACCCTGCAAATCGCGCGTGCCATGGCTCCGGAGGCAGCATGAAACATTATCTAATCACCCTCATTCACGGCGACGTGCGCACGATCCGCAACGTGATTGCCGCCAGCTCACTCGCTGCTACCCGAATAGGCATATCAATGATGCCGCATACGTCTGCACCGTTAGCCATTATCTGCAAACCGGCGGAGTCATTATGAGCGCCCCTAAATTTGCCGTGATTTTTAAATCGGACATGTTTGCCACCCAGGAGGATGCGCTTAGAGTCTGCCAGCATTTAAATGAGCAGGAACAAGTAGCCGAGCTTTATCTCGCTGAAATTACCTCGCTCAAATTGTTCAAAATCAGAACAAAAATTGAATTGGAGGAAGTATGAATCTCATTCAACGCCTCGCCCGCTGGCGCAGGTACATCGTGTACGGCTACAACTACCGCGCCGCCTGGCACATGTCGGGCAGACGGTCTTGAAATATCTAATTTTGCTCCTGGCATTTGTTACTTTTGATGCCACGCCGGAAGTGCCCGCGCCGTGGAGTGATGAACGCTTGGGCGCACCCTGTACGTTGCAGATCGATATCGACGAAGGCACGTGCCATTTAGTTTTGAGAAGCAAGCCCGACTGGAGTTGGGTTGAAAAGAAGGGAAAGCACAAATGAGAAAGTCTTGTAAACGCAACGTGCGAGAAGTGCATATACCCATCACGCGCCAGCTGCTGAATGAGTTCGGACAGGAACTGCATTTTGCCCTAATGACTGCCGAACTGGGCAGTTTTAGCAAGGCCACGTTTGACAAGATCGGCGGTTGCCTGAATTGCATTTACGGCGCACTAGATTTGAAGCCGCCCAAGGATGCCTCTATCAAAGCTGTGATCGAAGGCGCGATGCGTGCCATGAATGAATGCGGCAAGCGGGGTGATCGCATGGGTGTATGGACGTTGAATCTATACGATCGTGCCGCAGTGAGCGCCGGGGTTAGAAAAGCCGAAGAAGTGCTGCCAACGCTCGACGTGATGACGCTTTATAAATCGATGCAGATGCTCAAGATTAAACAAATGGAAGAAGAAAGGTTGGCAGCATGAGTAATTTTTTATTAGAGCTTAATGCCATGGGTGGAGCAGATTTGGACGATTGCGCAAAAGATGCCGTCGCAATTGCCAATAAACTAAATATTATCGTTAGCTTTATGTTCAACCGAGTTAATTGCCTTGCATGCCCGGGTGATGATGCACAAAAACTTTCTGAAGCTGCTCTGACCCTAATTGGCAAGCCGCAAAGCTTTACAACTAAAATTGCGACGGGACATTAAATGACCGAAATCACCTTATTCGCCAGCACCTTCGTCCTGGTATTCGCGCTAGGCGCGCTATCACTCAATGTAAATTATGGCCATTACGTCGCCGCAGCTTTCACCTGCTTCGTGATCGGCTCAGGGAAAATGGTACTTTTTAAATTGGCACCCAATGCCAGCTGGACAGAAATTGCCGCTTTTTTGCTTGGCGGGCCATTCGGCATCACGGCATCAATGTGGGCGCACCCACGGCTGGCCAAATTGCTCAAGAGGTCTTCATGATGCGCGAAAAAATAATCAAAAAACTTGCGGGCAGTACTGCGCAGCATCCAGTGAGTTTAGAGGACCTTAAAAGCCTCTCACCCGATGATACGCAACACGTTTATGAGGAGATAGAGTCGCTTTTTAGTGCGCACATTATCAACCGGGCGTCCTGCTACAAGGAAGGCAAAAATTTTTTACTGTATTGGCTGACTGGACAAATTTCCCCGGCCCTGCCGTTTTCAATCACCGGCGCCCAATTTCCACCTCGATCTCAGATTGTACAGCGCGCAGAAGTGCAGCCAAATACTGCAAATTTTAATTTTATTTTAGAGGACCAAGTCAAAGTGAATACTACACCAGCAAATATTGCCCCTGTTATTGTAAAAAAACAGGCAAGTGAATTAACTAAAGCAATTTTTAATCAAGTGGTTTTGTCGCCGGGTATCAGCGGTACAAAACTGAAAGCCTTCGCCTTGGCTGAATTTCCAGAGTCTAATTTGAAAAAAATCACCAAGACCATTTGGAATTTAGTTAGCAATTCCAAGCGTATTTATATGGAAGGGAAAGGGGCTGATGCTACCTACCATATGGTCAATAAAACCCATCGGCCGGACAAAATAAAGATAGCCAAAAAACCCGCCGAAAAATTAATCGTCGGCGTAGAAGCACAAAAAATTGCAGCCGATACCGCACCAAACAAGCGCCCCGCTGCTACCGTTAAAAATACGTTTGATGATTTTAATTTTGCTTTCGGTCGAAAAAATGACGGCAGTATTTTAATCTCAAAAGACGGAAATCAAATCATCCTCACCCCAGCCGAAACTTTGCTTGTTAAAAACTTTATTTAAGGAGATACCATGAACGCCCCCGAACTCACTGTCATGAGCCGCAACATCGATTTAGAATTGCTGCACCCCTCAAAAACAAATCCGCGTAAACGCTTTAACGAAGACAAGCTCAACGAGCTGGCGGCCTCGATTAAAACGCAAGGTGTTTTGCAGCCGCTATTGGTGCGTAGGATGCCCTTTGATGCGCAGCATCCTGACGCTGAAAAGTTTTTTAACCATTACGAAATCGTCGCCGGTGAGCGCCGGTACCGCGCTGCAAAATTAACCGATTTAATCGAAGTGCCCTGCTTTGTGCGCGAACTAACTGATCTGCAAGTGCTGCATGCCCAGGTGATTGAAAACCTGCAACGCGATGATCTGCACCCGCTTGAAGAAGCCGAGGGTTATGAAAAGCTGATGAAAGAGCACGGCGCAACCGCAGATAGCTTGGCGGCTGAAATCGGTAAATCGAAAGCTTATATTTATGCCAGGCTCAAACTGTGCGACCTATGCACCGAAGCGCGCACTGCCTTTTTTAGTAACGAACTGGATGCTTCGACCGCGCTGCTGATCGCGCGCATTCCGGTGCAAAAATTACAAATTCAGGCGGTGAAGAAAATTACCGAAAAATCAGAATACGATGGCATGCGCAGTCGCAAGGGTGACAAGATTTATTCTTATCGTGCTGCACGCGAAATTTTACAAAACGAATACATGACCGACTTGAGCACAGCCACGTTCCCGGTCGACGATGCTACTTTATTAGTAAAAGCGGGCGCATGTTCAAGCTGCTTGAAACGCACCGGTAACCAGCCCGAGTTATTTGACGATGTAAACAGCAAAGACGTCTGCACCGATACTGTATGTTTTGCCATGAAACGCACCGCACATATTTTACGTATCCAAAAAGAGGCTGAAGAAAAGGGCCATGCTGTTTTGATTGGCAAAGAGGCCAAAAAAATATTTGGCCAATATGATCAATCGCCGAAATCCGAAAGCGGACTGGTTCGACTGGATTCAGTTTGCCGCCATGATCCGGAGAACCGCACTTGGGAAGAAGTTTTGAGCAAGAAATTATTTGAACCCGCAGCTGACGGTAAACCGCCCGTGCAAAAAGTGATTGTTGAAAACGTCAACCGCAATCATGAACTCATTCCCACCGTCAATATCGAACAGGCTACCAAGGCCCTGCGCGAGGCCGGATTCGAGATCAGACCAGCCGGTAGCTCTTTTACTGAAGTCAAAAGAGTCAAAGAAGACCCGGCAAAGATTCAGGCGCAGCTTGATGAAGCCAATGCTTATCGCATGCAATTGTACAAAGCTTTGCACGGCGAAATCGAAACTGACATTACTCAAGGTGAGCCGGTTTTTACCGTGGAACTTTTCCGGATCTTGGCCGAACATATGATTGATGAACTAGATGAGTGGTACGGAATTATTTCTCTGTCCAAGCAATATTTAAAAGTGGATATTCCGGATGCCGAGATGAATGATATTGATGAAGATGGTTTGAGAACTGATTTTTTTGATTCTATTCCGGGCATGACACCCCAGCAGCATTTGATGCTGATTATAGATTGCCTGATGATCGGCGAATCGGAAACTGATCGCTGGGATATGGCTAGTGAACCGGAAATGATGATCAAAATCGCTAAAGCGCTCAACATCGATGCCGGGAAAATCAAAAAATCCGCCTCAAAACCGCAGAAGGCAATCCCCGCTGCGCAAGCGCAAGAAGAAGGCGCTGCGGATGCTAACGCCAAACCCAAGGCAAAAGCAAAAAGGAAAGCCGCTGTCGCGGCTTAGTATTTGATTATGACCCACCTCGCCACGCACAAAGTTGCAACACTCTCCGAGACGCTGCTTAAAAAGCGGCTATCGAATGGTATTTGCCGATTCAATGAAGATGGCCAGCTTGAAAAGCTTTGTTCCAAATGCAAAGAGTATTGGCCAGCGGATACCGAGTTTTTTTGTGCGTCCGGCGGCACCAGTGACGGCTTGCATTGCCAGTGCAAGGCTTGCAGCTATGCGCCGCGCGATGCGCTTCGAATCCAAAATAAATTTCAGGACGAAATATTATGAATACAAAACTGGATCCCTTGCTGACGAAAAAAGAGGTTGCCGACTTAGTATCTCAGGATTTGAAATTATCGTATCGGCATGTTTACGATAAATTTATGTTCCTGCCGGAATTTCCAAGGCCGCTGGCTATCAATTCAGCCACCGGGATGCGCCCGGCGATGCGCTGGATGGAATCGGAGGTGGTGCGGTTTTTGGCGGGGATGAGGCGGGCGGTATAAAATAAATCTCTCACAAATCACTCACGAACTAGATAACTGATTGTTTTATAGAATAGAGCGAGTCCTCTTTCGGGCACCACCAATATAGCCCCTAAAGCCCGTAGCAATCAGCGTTACGGGCTTTTTTCTTGTCCAAAATTCACACATTTGACCCCCTCATTTAACGGGCTTTCCCGTCATTGCACGTTGTGGTACTCTCACGTTTCACACAGGAATCACACATGGCCAGCATAAAATCACACACGGACAAATTTCGGGTTTTTATTTATCTCAAGGGTATCCGTAAAACAAAAGTGTTCGCCACCAAAGCCGAGGCCAAAATCTGGGCTACCAAAACCGAGGCGGGCATTTTAGCAGGAAAGGCCGGGGCGATACCTGATAAAACGTTTGGCGACTTACTGACCTATTATGCTGAAAATGTATCGATCAAGAAAAAGGGTGAGCGCTGGGAGGTAGTGCGCATCAATAAATTTAAGCGCGATCCAATTGCGAAAGTAAAGTTGGCGGATCTGAGTGCGGCTGATTTTGCGAGTTGGCGGGATCGATCTTTGCAGACACTGGCGGGATCGTCGGTGAAGCGTGAGCGCAATCTATTGTCTAATGTGCTTACGATTGCGGTGGACGAATTGAAATGGCTGCATGACAACCCGCTGCAGGGTGTAAAGATGCCCAAGTCGAATCGGGCACGGGACCGGCTGCTGTTGCCGGAGGAAATTGAAAAGCTCAAGTTTGTGCTGGGGTACGATCTGGAAACTACGCCGGTGACGATAAACGCAAAAATAGCCACGGCGATGTTATTCGCAATCGAAACGGGAATGCGCGTGGGTGAAATATGCGCATTAACCTGGGGGGATGTATTCCTGGACAAACTGCATTGCAGAGTAATAGGTGATGAGATTGGTGCAGGTAAAACCGTTTCAGCCCGGCGTGATGTGCCGCTATCGCCCGAGGCGATTCGGCTGCTGAAGCAGCTAGGGACTGACACCAGCAGTGTGTTTAATCTTAAAGCTAGTCAGGTGGATTCGAATTTCAGGAAGGCGAAAGAGAAGGCAGATACCGAAGATTTGCATTTTCACGACACCCGCGCAAACGCCTGCACCCAGCTGGCCAAGAAAATCGATATTCTTTCGTTGGCCAGAATGCTTGGGCACAAAGATTTAAAGCAGTTGCAGGTTTATTACCGGGAGACAGCTGAGGATACGGCTAAAAAACTGTGATCAACGCCTAACACAGCGCCCCTTCTGTTTTCCTGCGCGCCGTCAACCCGCTCAAAACCCGCCCTCCTGCCTTGTTCCACTTTAGCAATTCATCGGGCACGTCGACCCAATGCTCACTATTAATGCGCTTGCGCAATGTGCTGACGGCCAGTTTTTTAGCCCCCAGGTTGAAGCAAAAATCAATGATCGCCGCCAGCCGTTCGGGGAGATTGATATTCGGGCATAGTTTCCTCACTGCGGGCAGGTAGACTGTTTCGACCATCCATACCAAAAGGGCAATGGCCTCGTCTTTCGTGATAGGCGCATCCAGCAACGTGACAGCGGTGCCATCCTGGTAATAGGTCGCGCCGAACCCGATGGTGGGAATGCCAGCAGGGCACAAATAGGGAGTCAGGTAGCATCCTTCGAACCTCATGCATAATTGCTGTGCGATTTGTACCGCCAGGCTGATATTCATTTGCCGCGCTTGGCTAGCTGGCGATCGGCAACATAGATGCCCAATATAGCGCCGACCAGTTCGCGATCCCAGTCACTCAAGGCAAAGCCGTTTTTAAAGACCTCGAACAAAACGACGGCAATAGCGACGGTGGCCAGCAGCGGACGGATGGAACCATTCCACACATCCAGGAACAGAATGCCGGTGGATTTGCCCACGTCTGCGACGGCGGTAGCCCACGCGCTGGCATCGAGCTTGGCCAGATCAGCCTCGGCTTGCACCTGGATGGTTTTAACACCCAGTTCGGCCTGTACGCGTATTGCCTCAAGATTGCGGGCATGTTGCGAGGCTTCCAAATCACCCTGCAATTTCATGCGCTCAACCTCATAAGAGTGGTCCTGTTTTTTGGTGAAATAGGCTGAAATTTCACCGAAGACCATACGGAAAGCCGAACCGCCTAAAAAACTTAATAATGCACCGATCATGTTATTTCCTTTTTAAAAAATTAATCTTCTTTGCGACGACCTGGCTTGATTCGACGTGCATCTTCACCGTCGCTTTTCATAGCCAGGAATAAAATCATGTAAAAAAATGTTGTGAACACGCAGCCGCCTATCCAGCCCAGTACCAAACCATCAAGACAGCCATCCAGCTTAGTATGTATAGCCGCGGCACAAACCCAAGCAAAAAGAAATGTTCCAACAACGGACGAAGCTCGGGCGAGAAAAGAGCGGTCTTTGGCATTCATTTCACCTTTTGTCCTGCTTTTGGTCTAGTTTGTTTTCGATACGCTCCAGGGCGTTGTCTATTTTTGTCAGGGCTTCGCGCATTTGGGATTCGAGGTGTAGATCTGACATGGTTAAATGGCTAATCTCAGATTCGAGGACCGCTTGTCGTTTTTCCATCGTCGTCAACCAGGTCACCAACGATAAAATAGCCAATCCCGTTGTAATTAAATGCGAGATTGAAAATGTTTTATCCAGATGCCAGTCTCCCTTTCCATCACGGCGTTCGTTTTCTATGCTCATGTTGTCACCTTGAAATTAAATTTACGTGCAATAAAAACTAGATTCAGCGACCCCTTTAAAATCAAGGAATAATTAATCACCGACCAACCGTATTCCCCGCGCCAGCATGTACCGTCGCCGTTGTCTCTAATCCAGACCCACTGCCAGACTCCGAATTCGTCTATCGCGAAATACCATCCGGCAATACCGTTTTTGCCATCGTGAATTTTAGGATTGCCAAATATTTTTATATCGTCACCAACTGGCATTGCGACTAAAGATTGATATCCATAGGCTGCATTCCTGCGAATATATGAGCTGGCCAGATCGAAATCCGAATAAGTTGGATTATCTTTTTTCCAGAGATCATCGCCGATTGCAGGGTTGTCCCGTGGTTGAAAAACAGCCCGCAGCGGCTGCCTCAAATTGCCGTCTTTTTTCAGCCCGAAAATACAAATAATTTCCGCGCCAAAAATTGCAATAATTGCTATTGGAATTCCGATCAACCATTCAATCGCGAATACGGGGACCGAAAAAATCATCAAAAAATATCTCATATCAGCTGCCCCCGCAATTCAGCGATTTGGCTATCCACCTTTGCCAGCCAGCCGCTATCGGTTAAAAGCGTTGCTTCACGCAAACGCCGTTGCGTAACGGATTGCTCAAGCATTGCAATCTTTTGCAGTGCGATTTCTTTGAGTGTGGGGTGTGTTTCAGCATCAACAATAACCCAGTCACCGTCTTTAAAAAAACACCCACCCACTTGTGGATTGAATGAGGGTGGCGTGAGGTCCGTGGTTAGCATCCAATCGGCAATATTTTCAGTATTGATGTATTCGCCCGTATGCGGGCTGTAGGCATATTTCATGATGGAATTCCTAGTTTGTTGAGAAGGTTGAACGAATTCGCCCACTGCGCATGGCCTTTCCATGAAGCAATGAATCGGCTCAAGGCAAGTTCATCGCCATGAGTCCGGTATTTGAAAATCTTGCGTTTGGCTGCAATGACGGACTGTTTGCGTAATAATTTATGCGTTGGCCAGATACGATACCCGAGCCAGTCCAGCCCCTGGCTTACCTTGCCAATACTCCATTTAGAAAATTTCAGACTAAGCGAGGCCTCACAAAACCACTTTAGTCCGGCCTGTAGGATAGACAATACCTCACGACTATGCGCAAAGATGATTGTGTCGTCCATATAGCGCAGCCATGCTTTGATGTGCAGCGTGTGCGTCAAATAGCGATCCAGAATATGCCCGTAAACATTTGCAAAGAGTTGGCTGGTTAAGTTGCCAATCGGCAAGCCTTTGCCTGTTTCTGGCAGAAAAGCCGCAATCAAAGCCAGTGTTGGCGTGCAACTGATTTTACGTTGGATTTCACCGTGCAAAACGACCCGATCAATGCTGGCAAAATATTTAGAGAAATCCAGTTTTAACCAATGAGTAAAACCCCGGCGCATAGTGGCCTGTGCCTCGATCACGGCAACGTGCGTGCCACGGCCTTTACGACACGCAAAACTGTTTGGCAAGAAGGTGCGATCAAAGATTGGTTCTATAACGGCGCAAAGGGCATGTTGGACGACCCGATCAGCAAAAGGTAGTGCTGAAATCTGGCGTTTTTTGGGTTCGTGCACAAAGAATACCTTAGAGGGTGACGGCTTATAAGACCCATCACTTAGTGCGGCCGATAACATGCGCAGATTCGCGCCCAGGTGTTGCTTAAATTGCAGATGCCCGCAGCTGTAGCGTTTGCCCTTTGCCGCGCGTTCGTAAGCGCGATATAGGTTCGGCATGCTGGCGATTTCCGTAATCAAGTTTTTATGTTTCTTTCCCATTGCTGCCTTTATAAATTCTGTTGCAAGTGCGTCTTTCAAAAATGCTTACTCGACGTTCCCTTGACCCCGTCATGTATTTGCCGAAGCAGGGTGGCGTGGCTGACCATAAAAACTCATGATCGGCACTGGTAGCCTTAACTATTCAGTGCGGGTAAAACTTATCGTCACAGGCAGCCCGCAAACTAATGTTCCAGTTCGAGTTCCACGGATAGTTGTTCCAGTTGGAAGCCCGCGACCCGGAGATCGAGCCGTTCGTGCGGTTGCCGCTTTTATCCACGTTCACCCTTTGCGTTTTTTGATTTAATCCAAGCGCCTAGCATCTTGCCGGTTTCAGCCAGGTGAATACTGCTCACTTCTGATTGATGCCGGCTGATTAATTTGCGCTTGCCATCTGCCAAAAAACGCACCATGTATCTCAAGTCAGACAAACCAGCATCAGCCAGATACAGCTTAGAGACTTGTCCTGATTTACCCGCTTGAGAAAACATACTGACTTGCTCGAACATCGACGCGATCAGGCGATCTCTCGCGATGTAATGTGTGCGTCGAATATTCAGAGCAATCGGATACATATAATTTATGAATCCTTCAAACCTTTCTATAATTGCCAGTTGTTTTTGACTGGCATATTCGTCACTTATCGTCTCCACTCGCTTGCGCTCGCTTGCGCTCGTTATGCAGAAATCAGGTGGTCACAGGCAGCCCGCAAACCAATGTTCCAGCCCGAGCTCCACGGATAGGCGCTCCAGTTGGAAGCCCGCGACCCGGAGATCGAGCCGCCCGTGCGGAGGCCGCCCAGGAGTACTCGGGAAATTCCGTTAACACCAAACGTGTAAATTTGTCCGCGCCCAGAAGTTGCGGCACTAGTATTGCTATTGATGTCCTTCCATGATCCTGCCGGGCTGGCAACTTCTGCATAGAAATTAGAATCCTGACCCCATATCCACTGTGTGCCAGAGGCCTGTTCAATGCCATATTTGCTAGTTAATCCGCCGATGTGCAGGGCAGTTGGGTATGTTGTGCCAACGGCATCAATTGAGCGATTTTCAGCCACTCCGAACATGGCTGTAACAAACTCACTTTCCCATAGCAAGCGTTTTTGATTGGCGCGGGCCAGTTCGTTGGCGACCCACCAATTCAACGTTGGATAAGTCACTGTTCCATTGCCGCCGAATGCAGCCGGGATTTTTGGCAATACCGTGCCCGAGGCAATATTGGTGTTGTATTTGCTGGTTCCGTTCGTAGCGGTGTCTGACGAACATAAATAAATGTCAACCCAGAGCTGCCCGTCCACCAATACCATGCCGCGCGGATCTGATTTCGGACGAAAGCGTAGATCCCAAATTGAATATTTATTAATGCCTGCAATGTCGTCAACCAGCGTTTGAGTCCACACCATGCCGGTATTGGTAAAGGTCAACATCGGCGATCCGGCGGCGGTTGCAGCGGTGGAAATAGTAATCTGCGTGCCAGAGTCTACCGACAAGATATAGTTACCCTGCCCTGTTGCGGAAAGTGGAATGCCCGTTCCGCTGACATTCATTCCCGCTATTAAATCCGCCGTTGTAGCGATACCGGTAATGATGGCGCTGGCGCTGGCGGTAGTGCCGTTATGTGTGGTGGATGCAATCGGGTTGAAGCCGTTGGCAACTGTAGCTGTAGTTCCCGCTGCGATCAGCCCGTAATGGAAGCCGCCGATCATGCGAGAGTTTGCGATGGTATAGCCGGTGGGTGCGCTAAAACTTGAATCCGCTCTGATCGTGCCGTCCGTGCATACATAGATTGCGTAATCCGTACCCGCAACAAGGGTTGGCATGCTGATTGCCGTCAGCGCGGCAAAGGTTACTTTTTTTCCGAATACCATGATGGATGTGCCCGCATTAATGCTTATTGTGCCTGCGCCTGTTTTGGTGAACGCATGCGCAAGTGATGAGGGTTTGTAAAACAACGAGGGATCGAGCGCGGAATTACCTAAAACCAACAGTAGCCCGGTGGCTTTGTTGATTGAAAGCAACGGTGATCCTAATGAATCGTTGATTGTAAAATCGGTGGCAGCGGCTGGGAGGTTGGCAGTTGAACCATTTTGTATTACATCATTTAGTGCTGAGGCTGTGCCACCCGCTGCGGGCCATGATGTGCGAACAACGCCGCCGATGGAAATACTTGTCGCGGTAACGTTTGTCGCGGTAACGTTGCTATTACTAATTACCGGGTCGACTACTGCGCCTAAGCGATTTATTTCTGTTTCGAAGGTTTGCGCGTCGCTGATTAATACTGAGCGCAGATTAACGCCTGACAGGACTGTTGCGAGGGATTTGAGTTGCGAGATGATTGACATGATTTTCCTTTTTGTTAGCCGATTACTTGGGTGATGATTGCGCCGGAGCCGCCAGGGGTGGCATCTATAGCTGAATTGGTGGTATTGGTGACTGTTGCTGTACCTAACACAGTCCAATCCCATGCGGCTGATATAAAAGTGAAAGCCCAGGATACGAGCGCGCTGGATCTGATAGAGGCTAATCCCGCTGAACCGCCTGAAACATTGATCTGAGTCTGCCAAACAGCCATTGACGGCAATCCGTTGATGTCGCGTTCGGCTAATCCAATAAAAGAGCCACCACCGCCACCGCCGCCTCCACCTGAAAACCCGGCATTCCCCACGAGTACGCCATCGGTGCCGTTATTTCCGTTTAGATTTATTCTTCCGGTTGTGACATACAAGCCTCTGCCCATTAACAATAGCCCTGCACCTGATTTTCCGCCGAGGCCTTCATATCCGGGTGAGTAACCGTCACCTTGTTGAATATTCCAGATATATCCAATTCCATCAGGGGAATTCATATTGTCGAATCGGCTTACGTGGGAATAGGTGCCATTTGCTGATTGAGAGCCGTAAAGTATTGCTGGCAGGCCAGATACTGCGGTCCAGGAGCCGCCGCTTGTTGTGGTACCAATGATTGATAATTCTGGCTTGGCTTGATAAATCGATTGACTACCAAGGCCATTGTTGCCTGTGCAAATTGTAGACTGGCTGAGGTTATAGCCGTTTTTTATGCCTGAAAGTTGCTGTACTAGAACATATAAATCCATGGCGTATTTTTGAGTAAAACCGCTCATATTATTAGCGTCTGCCTTGACTTGCGCATTACCAACCGAGGTGATGTTTGCGGTGCCGCCATTGCCACCGCTGCCGATAAAGCCTGCTGTTGTCGCATTCGCGCCCACCCAGGTGATGCTATTTGAACTGGCTTGAATTGCTGTTGCGTTAGGGTTAATACCGCGCCCTGCCCCGTCAATTAGTCCGTTGATCGTGATATTTCCCAGGGAAAATATTCTGACGGTTCCGTTAATTGTGCAGGTGCTGCCGAGTGGCAAAGTCACGTTGCCATCAAACCAATAGTCACCGCTGACAAAATTGTAGCCATTTGGAATGGTATGCGGCCCGCCTGTGCCCCCCATGCTGGTTATTTTTGTACCAATCTGATAGGCCGAATCTGCCAAAAAAGGGGGTGTATAAGTGGGTATTTCTGCATCACCAATCGTGACCGCGCAAGCCGGGGAAGCAATACTGGAAACAGTTTCGGTTGCAGTGATATTGGCTGTGCCGTTTGCGATGCCGGTTACGATAGCGGCTGCACTGGGTCCGGCGGGTACTGTTGCAACACCGGTATTGCTAGAGGCCCAATTAAACACTTTATTGTTAATTTGATTGCTGGAAATATCGTAAGCGATGGCCGCTAGTTGTTGCGTTTTTGTGGCCGCGATATTGACAATAGAAGGTGAAATGACCACAGAGGCCACGGTGCCAGTAAAGGCGGCTGCGGTAACCGTCACGGTTGCGACATTGGATTGAATGCTGCCCACAATCGCGATTATCGTGCCTGTGCCGACTGAGCCTGCGGTAACAAGGCCGGTGCTGCTGACGGTTAAATTACCCGTCGCTACCCAAGACAACGATAAAATAGGCAGTTGTGTGCCGTTGGCATCAAAGCCGCGTGCGGTAAATTGCAAGGTGCCGCCCGTTGGTATGCTAGAGGCAGCTGGAGAAATCGCCAAGGATGCAACATTGCCAACCCCTTGAAACCAGAAATTGGCTTTTTCTGGCTGCGCAATACATTGAATGACAATTTCACCGGTCATGGGTGTGAGCTGGGTCGAGAGCACTTCAAACGCACGATCCAGTGTCAGGCCGGTGACTAAATCACGGATCGGCAACGTGACACGCACCATGTCGCCAATTTCCAGTGTATTCAGCTTGGGCATTAACGTAAGCGATATTTGCATAGGTGGACGCGAATAGCGCGCCAGCACACGCTGGAACCGCTGGTATAGCTGCTTGATAAAAACTGAGGTAGGCGGTACGCCCTGCGCGTTGTAGCTTAATTGCGGTGCATCGCCCCATTTTTTAACTGAGGCGGCATCAATAAAAAGTGTTGAGCGGATATATTTACCCGACAATTTTGGTTCTTCGTCATAATTAATTTGGAGCTGGTTTGCCAGGGAAGGATAGTTGTAATTCAAATCACCCCAGAGCGTGACGTTATCGCGGGTGAGCTGAATGGCACAATTTTCTTTAATGGCGTTTGAAATATCGTTGTAGGCGCGAATCGAATATTTGCCATCGCCGCGCACAAAGCCAAAAGCCCCTAATATTTTTAGTATTGAGTCCTCGATGAACTTTTTCGCGACAATGCCTTTGTTAATCACAAACTCGAATTGTAGGCCATTCGCAGGCAGCGGGGTAACGGCTGATAGCCCGGTAAGCAGCTGGCCGACTTGCAGCCAATCCGCTTCCATTACGTCATTGGTGCTATCCATACCGCAACCCCAGTGCGCCGGGTAGGCATCATAAGCGCCATTCGCCAGGGCGGTACCGGAAGATTCCATGAGCTTCAGCGCCATGGTGATCGGGTTTTCGTTCAGATAAATCACTTCGGTTACGTTGGCATTTACGGCGTGCGCGGCGGCTGTGGTTCCGAGTATCCCGCGATCAACTGCGGCAACAGTGAAGCTACTGATAGATGCAACAGTCCAGCGCATAATCTCACTGTCTATCTGTATAAATCCGCTTGTTCCATACGTAACTGAGGTTGAGAGTAAAAATTTGCGCGCATTGTCCACTGCAAAAGTGACTGCGCCAGAGGCTGCAATAGTGGCACTCGTGACCGTTGCCGCCGGGTTAAAGATGGTTTTTTGCAAACGCTTTTGCACGTCTGCTGCGGTGATGGTGTATTCATTCAGGGCTGAAAGTTTTAAGTCTTGAATCTGCATGGTGCGCACCAACACGCGATCAGCCCAATCCATACCCTGGAACATTTTGTAAATGCTCAAGCGCTGCCGACGCAGGCCGTGACCGGCATTATTGGCGGCGGCAATAATGGCTGAGACAGAGCCCTGATAATCGGTCACGGTCAGGGTGATATTGCCAATCGTTGATACGCCATTGATCGGGTCGACTTGTTGCGACATCGAGCTGATTGAATCGGATTTGAGTACCGGGAACCAGTGTGTCGGATAGGGGAAATTGGCAATGTTATTCACATCGCAGGTAGCGAAATAAATATCATTCGTGCCCGGTGTACCGTCTTTGCCGCCATTGAAAAAAAGCTTGGCAACATATACTGGCCATTTGGTCAGGCCGTTGTTTTGTGCGCGGTAGTTGGCGTTGGTATTGAGCATATCAAGCCAGCGCGAAAGTGGGTACGGTGGACGGAAATTGCACGGTGGCCAATACCATCAAATCAAAATCAAACTGCCAGCGCGAGGTGGTGCCGATGCGCTTGGCATTCAGGCGCTGATTGGCGACACAGCTATAATATTCAGCTGGGAAATTGTCGTAATCGGGATACCAGGTCATTAAGGTACCTGCCATCAACTCAGTATTCAGCGCATTCAGCACGGCAAATTCATTCACTTGTGCATTTCGGTCCTGAACTACATTCGCCAAGGAAAAAGTGAAGCCGGTGGTTGAGCCAAAGTTTGATACTTCGACTACGCCCGACGCGGATCGGGAGACGTTGCGCACATCGGTGTAATACGGGTCATTAGCTGTATAGCCCCAATATAAATTTATATCCTGCACCGATCCGACCGGCAGGGTCATGGCGAATACATCATTCAGCGCGAAAACATTCGCCACGGTCAACGGCGATTGCATGGTCGTATTTGCAATCGTGGTGGTGTAAGTGATGCGACCTGGCATTTAAGCCCCCGCCAGCATCTGCGCCTGACGGCTGCGCGGGTCGATTATGGTGACGTCTGCATTAGTGATTTGGTTTTTGATTTCAGGGATTACTGTATTCGTCACAAAATCAGCGGTCATGACGTTGCCTTGGATGTAAACGTTCACCGGCTGCATCGCGGGGGCGTTCACGGCGGGTGCGGTGGTGGCCGTCACAGTTGACGGCACCACATGCGGATTGGCGACTTGCCCGGGAATTGAGGTGGATGAAATACCCCCCGCTGACGGCGCGGACCCGGAAGCGTTACTCCCGCCAAAAGTTGATGACTCAATGGCAGCCACATTAATCATACCGGCCGCATAAATGACCCCGGCCATGATCGGGCCGACGATTGGCCCAAGCTCGAGGGCTTTGGTTGCGCCGGCCAGCGTGGAAATAATGGCGTTGGCCGCGCTGGCTTGTTTGTTAATCTCGAAGGCAATTTTATTGTGTTGCGCGGCTTGTGAGGTGGCGTTTTGCAATAGGCCGGAAATGGTCGAGATTTGAGACATCGTGCTCATTTTTTCAAATTGATTGCGCGACATTTGCCCGCTTTGTGCCAGCTGAGTAAGTGTGTTCTGATGCTCTAATTCGGCATTTTGGACTTGCACTTTGTAATCGGCATCGTCTGTTTGCGCGGCAACATGATAAGCCTTAAGCGCATCTAATCTGGCTTTGTATTGTTCGTTTTCGGTGCCTACTTTATCCAGCTTTTGCCCGGCAAGTGCTTTTTGCAAATCCAGTGAAGCGTTTTTGGCTAAGAGTGCGGCGGCGGCTTCGGCTTTAAGTGCTGCGGTAGAACTGGCAAGCCAAGCGGGCTCTTTGGCTAATACCGAATTAGCATTGAGGGCGACAATTTGTTTTTGTACCGCCAGATCAATATTGCGGGCAGCGGTTAAGCGGGTGCGTTCTTCGGTTGTTTTACCCAGCAAGGCGCGCTCAAACTCAATTTGCTGGATCGATTCGGCGGCTGAGCTATTGGCCTTTTCGATGATCTTTTGTGCTTCGGTTTGCGCGGCTCTTTCGTCGGCATGTTGCCCTGCCAGCTTTTCAGCGGCGGCCATTTTTTTGAGCATCACATTAATGTGTGCCTGCTCGGTTGTGGAGAGGGTCAGCGTACCGGCGATGACCATGTTTTGTACGTCGATTCTGAGTTTCTCTGTAGCTGAAACTTTATTGGCCGCGTCCGCACTCAATTTATATAAATCAGTTTGGGTCTGGATACGCTGTTCCAGCGTTTGCATGGATTTGTTGAGGGTGTTGGTTTCTTCGGCAATCTTGATGATTTCGCCTTGGGGTTTTTTAAGTGCTTCTGCTTGTTTGGGCGCGCTTTCCAGGATTGCTTGGGAAAAGCGATCTATTTCGATCCGTGCCGCCTCACCTTCAGCAACCATCATGTCTTGTAACTTTGAAAAGCCTTTAAAATCGCCCTGAGCCAGTAGCGTTAATTGGGCAACTGTGCCGCCGATACCTTTGCCAACCTGTTCAAAGGTATAAGCCACGTTCGCACCTAAAACTACCAATGTCTTGATGACCTCCGCAATGCCCTGCCCCGCTAACGTAAATCCATCCGCCTTGTTACCTGCTTTTAGAAATTCATCAGATATTTGGGTTAAAACGGGAACCAGTTGCTGTGCAAATATGGTGGCGTTGCCTTTGGCTGCAAAGGCAAGGGCTTCCATTTTGTCGGCTAGTTCATTACAGTTTTTTGCGTATTCGACTGTAATTGGATTGAGTTCGTTGCCACGATCAACTAACGCTTTAAAAGCGTCGCTACCCTCCAATAAGGCGGGGACCATCGCTTCACCGCCCTTGCCGAGTAACTGTTGCGCGACATAGGTGCGTTCGGCTGCATCGGGGATGCGTTGCATCGCATCTGCCAGCTGGTACATGGCTTGCATGGGGTCTTTGGCAGTAATGCCCAGCGTTGCCAGCATATCGGCATGTTTGCCGCCATTGATTGAGGCTTCGGTTAAATATAACGAGAGTTTTTTAATACCCTTGGTCATATCTTCAAAATTGGCCCCGGTTTGGGTAGCTGCATATTGCAGGCCGTTCAAATCTTGAATCGAAACGCCCGAGCGCACAGAGAGTTCATTCAAACGCGCCGTGGCTTCGATAGATTGGGTGATAAATTCTTTGAATTCGTTCAAGCCCAAGCCGATGCCCAAAGCGGCCAGTGCACCCTTTGCCATTTCAGCGGCACGGGTGATTTCTTCAGTCGCTGTTTTTACGTGGTCTTTGGCGGAATTCATGTCCGTCTGAAGCCGCGCCACGTTCGCGCTCATTTCGACAATCAAGCTACCGATTACCGTTGCCATAGTTATTCCTTTAATGCCGCCAAAGCGGCTCGATCCATTGCAATCAAGAGGTCTATTTCAAACACATCCAAACTTAAATTCTGGATTTGTTGCCAGGCGTATAAATCGCGCCACGATATGGGTTTATTTTCGCCATCACGACCGTTATGCAGCGAGAGGAACATTTGCCATACCACATCGCAGCCGGGTAATAATTCAGGCTCGATTAATTCGGGCGGGATGGATCCGGTAATTTTTGCCACTTGCAGCAGATGATCACGTACGGTAGCGCCGTCCTGCATACGCCGCGCCAGGCTGAAATGATGCCGTACTAGGGCAAGGAGACTTTCGGCTGGGCGGCGATGAAGTTTTTTGAATCGACCAGGTGCATGGTTATTTGATTCAGTAACCAGTCCAGCTCGGGGCGTTGTAATAGCGTCACGGCGGCGTTAGGTGTAAACGCGACCAGCTGGCCGTCATCTGAAATGCCTTCCCAGTCCGAAATGCAGGTGGAAATATATTGCAAATGTGCGGCGGTGCGCTGCGCATGCTGATCTTCGGAGTCGCCTTCGCCGATACGGCGTAAGGCGCGCTGATAATCCAGCAAGGCAGTGCGCCGCGCCGGTGCATCGCTACTTAACATCGTCACGTAAGCTTCGAGCGGCTGGCCGGTGACGGGGTGCAGGATTTCAATGCGGGCGGTACGCACGCTTTGTATGGTTTTTACGTCTAACATGGGGAGTCCTTAAGCTAAGCTGTCTTGCATCATTAATGTGGTGATATCGCCGTTGTTGCTCAAGCCGCCGTTGGTATTCATCAGGCCTTCATAATTAAACGTTTGCACGATGCCTTTGCCGACGGCATCTGCTTTGTCGGCTGAGGTCATTTTGATGCGCGGCAAGGTGAAGGCCAGGAAGTCGGCTGTAGCTGACGAATTGGTGGTCAGGGCGATGGTTAAGCTTTGCTCTGTTTCGGCCAGGAACGCATCACGCATGATGGCATCTTGAAAATAAGCCGTGAATGAACCGGTGACGGTCATGATGCCAGGAAAAAGTGAGGCGACGTGTTGCGAGCCCACGACGGGATCCCCGGACAAATTCAGTGCGCACTTGATATTGACTCCGGTGCAGATTGCCATGGGGGTAGTGGCTCCGGTACCGGCCAATAAAACGCCATTCACGCCAGCTACGAACCCGCTCGATGTCACCGCGCTGGGTGCGGTGTAATACTGCACGGCGCCGGATTGCATGTCTTGCCCGATAACGCCGAATTGCACGGTGGCTAGGCCCGAGGCGGGAATGGCAATATCAAAGTTGCTCAGCTTGCACCCCATGAACAATTCAGATTGCGAAATATCGGAAAAGAAGTGTTCGATGGTGAAGCTTGAGTCGGTGTGCCCGGTGGACGGCATGAAGGTCTTTTTACCGGTCGGGGTAAAGGTTGCCGTGGCGATGGGGCCTTCTGCGGTGAGCGTGGTGCCGTTGAGCACGATCACGTTGAGTGCCAGCGCCGAAACACCCACGACCAGCAAATTTTTATTCAGATTGGCGGCGTTGAAAGCGCCTGCGGTGAAGCGCCCGATATCGCCGGTGTTGAGGCCGTCGGTAATCCACGATCCGGCGGTGCGCGTGAGGCTGTAGGTTACGCCTGATCCGGCGGCGATGGTAATCGTCAACCCTGTAGCGGCGGCATCTGCGACAAATAAACGGCGCAAGGCGGCGGCAAATAAATCTTTGTAGGTGCCGGGTGATAAATCGCCCTTGATATTGCCGTCGACGCGGCGGATGCCCAGGCGAATATCACCAATCTGCCAGTCGGTGCGAATTTCGTTCGATTTGAACTGGTCGCGCTTGGTGGTGAGGCTGGATTCTGTACGGCGTAAAAGCTGCGCACCAACGGCCCCGGCGGCAGTACCAAAGACGGTTTCCAGTTTATAGGCTACCGTTTTAAAAATTGCTGTTGCTAAACCCATGGCTATCTCCTACTTATAATAATGAATTAAAAAATCCACCGGCTGATGGTACAGATTGACATCGAAATCGTAAGCGTCGGGCGAATCACCGTCCCAAAGCACGCTGGAAACAGGTACGGTGTTGATGGTGCCGCTCTTTAAATCGCACGCATGGCGCACGGCATCAGCCAGCACTTTTGCGCCATTGGCGCTGGCATCGAAGCAGCTCACTTGCATACGCGCCTGGCAGGGAATGAGTCCGCTGGTGGCATCAATGGGTAAATCACGCACATCGCTGATTTTTGCAATGATGAGGTACGGTTTTAAAACGGCTTCCGGCGCTCTGAGTGCGTAGATGCGCGAGGCCACCAGTGCGCTTACGCCTGCATCGTTGTCGAGCAGGTAATTAATAACTTTTCCGGGGGCGCTCATTTTTTTGCCAGCTCGATCGGGATGCGTTCCGCCATGTAATCAGCAGCGGCTTGTATGGCGGCGTGGGCGTGGTTATCGAAAGCGGGACGCATGAAAGGTTTGGCGATTGCGCCGGGGTGTTGCACTTGCATTTTAAAGCGGCCTGCGACAAATAATGCTTTGGCTCCGCTGGGTAGTTCGGCATGCGGGCGCGTGCCAAATTCTGCCATGTGCGCATAGTAGGCAATTTTATTTCCGGCTGTGACTTTGACTGTTACCGTGCCTTTGCTGCTGCGTGCGCTCACGCGGATCGAGTCGCGCAATGCGCCGGGGTAAGCGCCGTATTTTTTGGCCTGTGCGCTGGGTTCACCTACCGGGCAGCGCGCCTTGGCTACATTTTTAATCACGTTTTGTCCGAACCTGAGGGCCCCGCGCAAAATATTGGCTTCAATCTTTGCGGGCAGGGTTTGCAGGGCCTCATTTAATTCGGATAGCCCGGTAATATGAATATCGTTCATTGATTGACGACCTCGCATAGCAAATCAATGGCCTCACGCCTACCAACTAAACTTAACGATCCGATGCGCCCGATACGCCCGTCATGGCATATCACCTGCCAGGACTCGTTCACATCGCTGCGAAAGCGAATGCGCACAACGCGAGTGAGGTGATAGCCGGGTGCTTGTGCCATAAATTGCTCGCGTGCGGTTGAATCGGCTTCAGCGGCCCAAACGGTGTCAATCGTTTTCCATGTTTCGATAACGCCGCCGACGGCATCGCTGCTGACTGTTTTTTGCTGTAGCTGTACCCGGTAGCAAAAATCTCCAATGTTTTGTGCCATTACGCGCTCGCCATGTTGCGTACTTGCCAGGTGTAATCGTCGTTGCACTGATCATATATGCCATAGGTTGCTTGCACGGTGAGCAATTTGTTTTCGACTGAATTCATACTGTTTTGAATGGCTGAATCCAGTGCGTCGAGGCTGATCGTGATAACCGCTGCCGGGGTGACGGCAATGGCGGTTTTGATTGCCGTGCCGGTGGTCATACATTTGGTGCTATAGGTGATTGATACCGGGACGGCGGGTGTGCCTGTTTTGTCAAAAAATGAGACGGTGATATCGGAAGAGCTTTTTTCGTTCACGACATCCATTTAATCAATCCTCAAAAAATTCATGTAGCGTTTTGTCTGGCTAAAACTCATGTTGCGTTTGGCCTGGCTGAAACTCATTGCTCGTTTGCCTGTTGCAAAGCTCATACTGCGCTTGCTTTGGGTAAAACTCATACTGCGCTTGGTCTGACTGAAGCGCATCCACGCTATCGAGGCGATGACTGCGCCCGAGGTGGTTAAGGCGCTGCGGTCTGCGCTGTCTGTACCAAAAATAGCCGCGCTGGTGGTAATGCGTGTGGCCAAACTCGCCTGATCAGCTGCATCAATGGCGGCCAGCGTTGCCGTTGCCCAATTTGCCGCGAATAGTGCGGCTGCATCTTTGCCGTCAAGGGCGGCAATACTGGCGGTAGTAATCGAGCCAAACGCCCCGGCAAGGGCGGTTAAATCAAAGCCGTCAACGGTTGCAACACTTGCGCCTGTAGTGATTGAAGATGCGGTTAATGCCGCGTCCGGCGTGTCTGTCGCCGCGATTTGTACGGTAAGCCAGTTCGCTGCCGTAGTCGCTGTACTATCTGCGCCTTCGGTTGCGGTGATGCTGGCAGTGGTAACTGATCCTGCTGTTGCGGAAAGTGCTGTTAAATCGGCGCTATCGACCCCGGCGATTTGAGCCTTGGTCCAGTTGGCTGCGGTTAAAGCCGTGCTATCGGCTGTGTCGGTAGCTGCGATTGCTGCGCCGGTGGTGGCGCTTGCTGTAGCAGTCGCAATATCTGCGCCATCGGTGGCGGCAAGCTGTGCAGACGTCCAAACGGCAGCCGACAGTGCCGTCAGGTCGGGGCTATCCGTTGCGGCGATGCTGGCACTGGTAATGCTTGAGGCGGTTGCTGCGAGTGCGCTTAAATCTGTGCCGTCAGCCGCGGCGATTTGAGCTTTGGTCCAGTTAGCTGCTGTGGCTGTAGTTAAATCTGCGCTATCCGTTGCGGAAATGCTGGCACTGGTGATGCTTGAGGCAGTTGCTGCGAGTGCTGTTAAATCCGCGCTATCAGTTGCGGCGATACTGGCACTGGTAACGCTTGAAACGGTTGCGGTGAGTGCGCTGACATCAGCGGCATCGGTTGCCGCGATTGTGGCGCTGATACCTGTGCCGCCGCTTGCTGCCCTTAATAATAATAGCAGCGACATGGATTATAGGTTCTTTGTGTACTCCGTCCACTTGCAATCAACCGTCCACATATCCGTGACGGGATTTTGTGTGGCCAGCGTATATTCTAATCGGCAAACTACCCCTTCCAGCGGCCCAAGCGTAACCAGCTCGTTTACGCCGGATAGAAACGGAAGTGTGTCAATAATTTCGTAGCCAGCTGCTGTGATGAGCCGGGGCGCAAAAGCCTGGGTGAGTACTCCCCCGGCGGTAGTTACGGCAAGGGCTGTAGCAGCGATTGTGCCGTCTGCGCTCGCGTCTTGCCAAAGTGTTGTCGCCGCATTGGAGGTGAGCAAATTATCACGAGCGGCTTTGGCAATTGCGGCGCCCCCGGTTGGCAGGGCAGTAAAACGGTATAGGCGGATGTGTGGAGGCAGGACCGTCACCGCTTTAATCACGGTCTGTACCATATCAATCGTTAATCTTTCCAGATCAACAAATATCGGCGAGGCGGTTGCATTATGTAAGGCAAATAAGTTTTGCCCGGTGGTGCCTGCGCGTCCTGGTATGCGGAAAGAGCATCCGCGACCGTAAAATGAAATATTCC